TTAATGGCATTAGTTTTTTATGGTATGCCTATACTTGCAGAAAACAACAAGCCAAGACTTCTTTATTATTTAAAAAGAAGGGGTTATAGAGGTTACTCTATGAATAGACCAGATAGAGTTTGGAATAAATTATCTATAACAGAAAAAGAAATAGGTGGCATACCAAACTCTAGTGAAGATATGAAGCAAGCACATGCTGCAGCGATTGAAATGTATATACAAAATCATGTTGGTGCAACACCAGATGGTAGTTATGGAAATATGTTTTTTAATAAAACACTAAATGATTGGTCTAAGTTTGATATAAATAATAGAACTAAATTTGATGCATCTATAAGTAGTGGGTTAGCAGTTATGGCTTGTAATAGAAATTTATATACACCAGTTGTAAAAAGAGAAAAAGTAAAATTTGATATTGGCTTCGCTAGATACGAAAATAAAGGCATGTCATCTAAATTAATAAAACAATAATATGGCTCAATCAGGTATTAAAAGTTATTTCCCTAGTCAAGTAGTTGGTGATCTTGAAAAGATGAGTCAAGAGTATGGACTAAAAGTTGCTGAAGCTATACAAAGTGAATGGTTTTACTACACTGACTATGGTAGCGATAGATATAGAACAAACTTTGACAATTTTCATAGATTAAGATTATATGCTAGAGGAGAACAATCTATACAAAAATATAAAGATGAACTGTCTATAAATGGTGATTTGTCTTATTTAAATTTAGACTGGAAACCAGTTCCAATTATTCCAAAGTTTGTAGATATTGTAGTTAATGGTATTGCTGAAAGAACCTATGACATAAAAGCATACTCTCAAGATCCATACGGTATTAGTAAAAGAACCGAGTATATGGAGAGCTTACTGGCTGATATGAGAACTAAAGAATTAAATGCTTTTACAAAACAAGCATTTGGTGTTGATATTGCAAATACTCCAGAAGAAAAATTACCTGATTCACAGGAAGAACTTGAGTTGCACATGCAGCTTACATATAAGCAAGCTATAGAAATAGCAGAAGAACAAGCATTAAATGTATTGTTTGAATCAAACAAGTATGAACTTACAAAGAAAAGATTTTACTATGATCTTACTGTACTGGGTATCGGATGTGTTAAAAATACTTTTACAGAATCTGAAGGTATCAAGGTTGAATATGTTGACCCTGCTAATTTAGTTTATTCTTATACAGAGTCACCAAATTTTGAGGATGTTTATTATGTAGGAGAAATAAAAACAATACCAATAAATGAATTAAAAAAAGAGTTTCCAAACTTATCTCAAGAACAGTTAGAAGAAATAAGTAAACAGCCAAATAACACTTCTGCATATAACAATAAATCTTCTTACGATCAAAGTGATAATAATCAAATAGATGTTTTGTATTTTAATTACAAAACATATATGAATGAGGTTTACAAGATAAAAGAAACAGCTACAGGTGGTACTAGAGTTATAGTTAAAGATGATACATTTAATCCTCCATTAGAAGTTTTAGATTCTAACTTTGAAAAAGTTTCCAGATCTATTGAAGTATTATATGAAGGAGTTTTAATACTTGGTACTAAGATGTTACTAAAATGGGAGATGGCAACAAACATGATGCGACCCAAAAGCGACAATAGTAAAGTTAAAATGAATTATGCTATTGTAGCACCAAGAATATATAAAGGTAGGATAGAATCTTTGGTTAGTAGGATTACAGGTTTTGCTGACATGATACAGTTAACTCATCTTAAACTTCAGCAAGTAATGTCAAGGATGGTGCCTGATGGAGTTTATCTTGATGCTGATGGAATAGCAGAGGTTGATTTAGGTAATGGTACTAATTACAATCCACAAGAAGCGTTGAACATGTTCTTCCAAACTGGTAGTATAGTTGGTAGATCTTTAACCTCAGATGGAGATATGAATCCGGGTAAGGTGCCCATACAAGAAATAGCAAGTGGCAATGGTGGAGCTAAAATGCAATCACTAATAGGTAATTATAATTATTACTTGCAGATGATTAGGGATGTTACTGGATTAAATGAAGCAAGAGATGGCAGTACACCTGATAAGAATGCTTTAGTGGGTGTTCAAAAACTTGCAGCAGCAAACTCTAATACAGCCACAAGACATATATTACAATCTGGATTATTCTTAACAGCAGAAACTGCTGAATGTTTATCTCTTAGAATATCAGACATACTTGAATATTCACCAACAAGGGAAGCCTTCATACAAAGTATAGGTGTACATAATGTCGCTACTTTAGATGAGTTACACAATTTGCATCTACATGACTTTGGTATATTCTTAGAATTAGAACCAGATGAGGAGGAGAAGGCAAGGTTTGAAAATAATATACAGGCAGCTATTGCACAACAAGGTATAGACTTAGAAGATGCAATAGATTTAAGACAAATAAAAAACACAAAACTTGCAAACCAGCTTTTAAAAATTAAAAGAAGAAAAAAGTTCCAAAGAGATCAACTTGCTCAACAACAAAACATACAAGCTCAAGCAAACGCAAATGCTCAAGCACAACAAGTTGCCGCACAAGCTGAAATTCAAAAGCAACAATCTCTTGTCCAAATAAACTCTCAACTTGAACAGTTAAAAGCTCAGTTAGAAGCTCAAAAAATGGAGCAAGAAACATTTGCTAAGAAAGAGTTAATGCAATTAAAGTTTCAGTATGATTTACAATTAAAACAATTAGAAACAGTTGGGTTAAGTTCTAGAGAAAAACAAAAAGAAGATCGTAAAGATGAGAGAACTAAAATACAAGCATCTCAACAGTCTGAGTTAATTGATCAAAGAAAAAAAGATAAACCACCTAAAAACTTTGAATCAATCGATAATAATTTATTAGGTGACATAGTTTAAACAAAAAAAAACAAAAAGAAGATCGTAAAGATGAGAGAACTAAAATACAAGCATCTCAACAATCTGAATTAATTGATCAAAGAAAAAAAGATAAACCACCTAAAAACTTTGAATCAATAGATAACAATTTATTAGGTGACATAGTTTAAACAAAAAAACAAAATATAAAATGAGTATACATTTCGGAACAGGATATGACTTTGGACAAAATGGATCTGTATTTACGAATACTAACACACAGGTAGTTCCTCCAAGTGATCGTAAAATAATAGCAATACAGTTTTTAGCAGATACTACATTTGATGAGTTATCTCCAACAGATGGAACTGGAGGTATTTGTGTGGGTGATGCTGCTAATGAAAAAGGTGCAGGATCTACTGCGACATTTAATGGTACAGGTGCATCTGGAGGACAAATTATTAATGCAGCAAGTGACAGTAATTTAACAGTATTTCCTAAAGGAGCTACAATATTTGGTCGATGGGATAGCTTTACCATAGATGCTGATGCTGATGGTGGTGTAATCGCTTACTTAGGATATTAATGCCGGGGCTAGGAGTAAGTTTAGCTGTATTTCCACCTGCTGCTGCAGTAGCAATAGAAGATTACATGTGGGAAATTAATAGTGGGCAACTTCAAGCACTTAACATAGGTTATGACTTTAATGACATTTGGGATCTTGATGCTAATAGCGACATAATGCCTGCATCAACCCCAAGAGAAGAGGGATATTACGACATAGATGCTAATGGAGATATACAACCAAAAGCTTGATAAATTAAAATTAAAAAAATGGCAATAACATATAGTTGGAAAATAGATACAGTTGGTTCATTATCAACAAAAGGTGGTAAATCAGATGTGATTAAATATGTTGATATATTTTTAAAAGGAGTTGATGATACTGAAGATCAAAATACTGTTTCATCTTATCACCGAGTACCTTTTGACACTTCAGATCTTTCTAGTTTTATTGAATTTTCAGATGTAACAGAATCAAATGTATTTAGTTGGGTTGAAAGTACGATTGGTACAGATAAACTTAATGAATGGAAACAAGATATAGAAAAATTAATACAGGAAAAAGTAACTCCCAAAATAGTTAACAAACAACTTTCTAATTAAAAATAAAAAAAAATATGGCAACTAAAAATATAGTACCCAGAGCTAACGGTGAAGGTGGAATAGGTACAGCAGCGAAAGGTTGGGGTGGAGCTTTTTTTACAAGTACAGCAACAAGTAGCACTTCTGCCGGAGCAAAATTACAATTAATTTCTAATGACGGTGCTGTTATGGCAGACACTCATCAGTTAGGTATTATTGAATTTTTAGGTGCAGAGGACTCTAGTGGAACAATATCTCTTGGTGCAAGTATAGAAGCTGTAGCTGATGAAACATTTACAGCCAGTGAAAATGCATCTGCTTTAGTTTTTAAAACAACAAGTGGTACCACTGTTTCAGAAGTATTAAGATTAGATAAAAATAAATTAGCAACATTCGCTGGTGGAGTAACAATGACTGGTGACCTTACTGTCAATGGTACAACCACTACCGTAAACAGCACAGTAACTACAGTTGATGATCCAATCATGACTCTTGGAGGTGACACTGCACCGGGTAGTGATGATAATAAAGATAGAGGTATAGAGTTTAGATATCATACAGGATCTTCTGCTAAAGTAGGATTTTTTGGATTTGATGATAGTGCTAGTGCTTTTACATTTATACCAGACGCAACAAATTCAAGTGAAGTGTTTAGTGGTAGTGTCGGTAATGTTATTTTTAATGATGTTACAGCTGGTTCTTTAGATATTTCAGGTGATGCTGATATTGATGGTACTCTTGAAGCCGATGCAATTACAGTAGATGGAACAACTTTAGCTGAATTTATATCTGACACAACTGGAGCTATGTTTAGTAGCAATACAGAAACAGGTGTCACTGTAACTTATCAAGATGCTGACAATACACTAGATGTAGCAATTAATGCTGCTCAAACAACAATAACTTCATTATTGGCTGCAGATATAAAAATAGGTGAAGATGATCAAACAAAAATAGATTTTGAAACTGAAAATGAAATACATTTTTATGCTGCAAATCAGCAACAAATAAATCTTGTAGATGGTGCTTTAGTTCCTGTAACAGATAATGACATAGACTTAGGAACGTCTTCTTTAGAATTTAAAGATGCTTTCTTTGATGGAACAGTGACAGCCGATGCTTTTGCTGGACCTTTAACTGGTAATGTTACAGGTAATGTATCAGGGACAGCAGCTACAGTAACTGGTGCAGCACAAAGTAATATTACATCACTTGGTACACTCACAACACTAACAGTTGATAATGTTATTATAAATGGTACCACTATTGGTCACACTGGTGATACAGATTTATTAACTTTAACTAGTGGATCATTAACAGTTGCAGGAACACAAAAAATATCTGCAGCTACATCTCAACTAACCTTAAATGATTCCAATAGTGATTCTAGTGGTAGTAGTAATGTCCTGAAAATGACAGATAGTAGTGATAATGTGTTGTTTCAAATAGCACAAGCTTCTGGTAGTCTAAATGCAGAAATCAATCAAGTAGTAAATGGTAGTTTAATTTTAAAAACAAATGATATTGCTGCGTTAACTTTAGCTAATAATCAAAATGCAACTTTTGATGGTGGAGTAATAATTAACGGAGGTTCAAATGAGGTAGAGATAAATACAAATTTACTTGATATTAATTCTTCAGATAACATAACAGTAGATGCCACTGATGATATAACAATTACATCAGGTACTGCTAGTTCTCAAGGACTTTTAACCATTGCTCAAGCACATAAATATGGGCAAATAATTCTTAACTCATCTGCCGAATATCAGTCTGATTCTTCAGCAATAGATGGAATAAAACTTATATGTAATACACAACCCGGTACATCTAAAGTAACAATTGATGCAGGTGTTGCTAACATACAAACTAAAAGTAGATTTGCTGTTAATTATCCAACAACTCCTGCATCTTCTTATTATATAGACTTAAAAGTTGCAAATTCTGCTGGAACCTTAATTCAAATTGGAAATACAACATCTGAAGTAAGGTGTTTGGATAATTTAAATGTGGTTGGTGATGGAAGAATTCAAAGCCTTGCTGGAAGTGGGAATAGAGCAGTGTTTTCTACAGCAAACGGAACTTTAACAAACTCAAGCTCAGATGAAAGCTTAAAAGAAAATAAAGAACCAATACCTTATGGTTTAGATTCTGTTTTAAATCTTAACCCAATTACTTTTAACTGGAAAGATAAAGTTAATTTTGGATCTCAAAAAGAAATAGGATTTATTGCTCAAGAAGTTCAGAAAGAAGTTCCTGAAGTTGTTGGTTCAGATAGTGAAGATAAACTTACTTTAGAATATGCTAAATTAGTACCTGTTTTAACTAAAGCTATTCAAGATTTAGAAGCAAGAGTAAAAAGCTTAGAAGCAAAATAAAACAATTTTTTTAATTTATATTATATTATATCATGGAAGACAATACAGTACAAGAAGAAGTTCTTGAGAAAAAACCTCAAGAAAAAATAAAAGTTAAAAGACGTCCTAAATCTGTAAAAAGAAACATGGAGGATGAGGTTATTAAAGTGGACCTATCTAAGCCTGTACAAAAAGAAGAGGAAGGGCAAGAAAACAAAAAAGAAGAAGATGCCGTTCAAGAGCAAAGCACAGATGAGGTTTCTAGCAGCAACGAATCCGAAACTATTTCAGAGGTACAAGAAGAAAACAACAAAGAAACAAATGAAGAGTCTGCCGGACAAGAAAAAGAAGAAAAAGTAGAAGAGAAGGTAGAAGAACAACCTGTACTTGAAGAAATAAAAGAAGAAGAAGAGAAGAAAGAGGAAGAAGTTAAGCAAGAAACACAGCAATTAACTGAAG